CTAGGAACAGCTGAAAGTGAATGAGATATTGTTCTTGCACTACCATTTCCTGTATATCCGACTATATCAAATCCAGCAGTTGCAGATTCTTTCCATTGCCATGCAACATAATTATCAGCATTTGCATTAACATTACCATCTGATGATAAAGCAAAACCATCACTAGCAAATGAAGTTACATTAGCTGTATTATCTACTTCAGCGGCTTCATTAATTGATGAAAGGTGTTTAGTTGCACCTCTAACACTATCCACTAATAAATGTTTATAGGTATCATCTCTATCTTTAATCCAAAGCCAATCTGGTTGAAGATCAGAATTACCACCATTAGTAATAGATTGTGTACTACCATTTCCTGTATACAAAGTTGTTTGAAAGTATGCTGATGGATCGTCTATTGTTGTATAAGCCATTATCCGTGCTCCGCTAGGTTTTTAGTGTTAAGGGCAAAGTAACCCGATGGAACCGCATATTCAAAATTGCCATAACCATTAGCATCCGCATTGCCTGATGAGATTGCATATGAAGTACCAGAACCAAAATTCATTAAAGCTTGTTGGTTATCGCCTCTACTTTCAATCCAAGGTAACCAAAAAAATGATGTATCTATTGATGAAAAAGTTTCATTTGAACCTCCTGCTGGATTACCTGTTGCACCAGCTAGATTATAATATGTGCCGTTTATACCGATATATAGTTTTGCATTATCGGCATCAAAAGCAACACTCATTATATTATTAGCAACAGGATTTGGAAAACCAGCAGTTTCTGCTGTTGTTCCATTTTCTCTTTTATAAGCATAAGTTCCAGAGGCATTCTGTATAGCGTAAACTCCTGTTGATCCACTTAAATCATCTCCTTGAGCTAATTGATCAAAACATATTCCAACTACTGCAGGTGCTGTTGCACCAGTAAGTTTAGTTTCCCAATACCATTTACCAGAATTTACACCTATTGTACCTCTAGCATTATCATCGCTTCTTGAAGCACCACCATCATCTGAGGCTTGAGCAACATCAAGATTACCGTTTGAAAAAGCCATTTCATTTGCTGATAAAGGATTTAAAGTACAAAAATTATTTGTGCAAGTATCCGTAGATTGATCTAATGCTGTAAGGTTATTAACTGCAAAGTGATTAGTATTACCAGATGTGTCTGCACCCATACCACTAGCATTTGTTCCTGTTCCAGATTCTTTAAATTCTAAATAAAATCCATTAGTGCCAAAGGTTAAACCAGATACATCTATTGGTTTCCATATTCCACTATCATCAAATTCTCCAAATGATGTTGCATCTAATGTTTGTCCATCAAGCAAAACAAATTCTGATAAATAACCACTAAAATATTCTGTATCTGTTGGTCTACCAATTAACAAAGCAACTGAACTTTCATTTATTCTAAAATTTTCATTTTGTGATGGATAGGTTGCAGTTGCGAAAGAAGTTTCTTGAACTCCATTTATATAAAGTTTTATTCGGTTTGTATCTGTGCCTTGTGATGTATCTACTCGAATAACAAAATGATACCAAGCACTAAAATCTTTAAATAATCTATTAGTTTTTAAACTAATAGTAGTTGAGCCACCTAGTTTTTGAAATATTTGGAATTGATTATCTCCAGTAATAAAAATAAAACATCTATTACTATCGTCTGTATAATTTGCTATTATTTTATGATCGCCTGATGCTTTAAAACCTCTTTTAACCCAAAATGAAATAGTACATTTATCTGTATTTGTTGCTGTTCCTGTTGTCGTTGATAAATAGTCACTACTACCACTATTAAACCTAGCAGAGTTATCAACTTGAAAATTATTTAAAACTACTGGCCATGTTCCTTGTCTTTTGTAATTTATTGCATCGGATAATTTCCATACTCCAGAAGCTGATCCGAAAGCTCCTGTGGGTATATTATTTGGTCCTATTATTCCGCCGTTTTGTTTTGACATAATTTTTTATACCTTATTTCCCATAATTTATCTAGCCGTAACAGGAGTTCCCGTACTTGATGTAAATGGAGACTCGGCAAATGCCATGTAGATAAATGAATTTCCAGAACCATTTAGATTTCCTGAACTATTTGTTATTTTAAAACCATTTGATAATAAAGATAATCTTCCTGTACCACTTGGTGCATCATTTGCATTTGGATAAACTCTAACATTTCCACCATTAAATCCATTTCTTTTATTATCGTACAATTCCCAATCACCTGTAGAAGAAGTTTTTTTACAAATTACAATCGCAGGTTTAAATCCTGTATAAGTAAATGGTCCATCAGCACTTCCATTTCCTGTGTAACTTCCAAATTTTGAGTAACCTTGTTTTTCTGCAAATAAATATGCTATATATGTCGTACCATTTTCATTAACATCATTTGAAGTACCAACTGAAAAAACTGAACTAGTAGGTGCAGTATCATTCCAGAAAGCACTAGAATCAGCTGTTGCATTTGTGTTATTAAGACTTAAAAAGTCTGTTGCAGGTGCTGATGTATTTTTATGGTGATATACACCCCAAGGTTTGCCAGCAGAACTTCTTGATTTTACGATCATCATACTAGGAACAGCTGAAAGTGAATGAGATATTGTTCTTGCACTACCATTTCCTGTATATCCGACTATATCAAATCCAGCAGTTGCAGATTCTTTCCATTGCCATGCAACATAATTATCAGCATTTGCATTAACATTACCATCTGATGATAAAGCAAAACCATCACTAGCAAATGAAGTTACATTAGCTGTATTATCTACTTCAGCGGCTTCATTAATTGATGAAAGGTGTTTAGTTGCACCTCTAACACTATCCACTAATAAATGTTTATAGGTATCATCTCTATCTTTAATCCAAAGCCAATCTGGTTGAAGATCAGAATTACCACCATTAGTAATAGATTGTGTACTACCATTTCCTGTATACAAAGTTGTTTGAAAGTATGCTGATGGATCGTCTATTGTTGTATAAGCCATTATCCGTGCTCCGCTAGGTTTTTAGTGTTAAGGGCAAAGTAACCCGATGGAACCGCATATTCAAAATTGCCATAACCATTAGCATCCGCATTGCCTGATGAGATTGCATATGAAGTACCAGAACCAAAATTCATTAAAGCTTGTTGGTTATCGCCTCTACTTTCAATCCAAGGTAACCAAAAAAATGATGTATCTATTGATGAAAAAGTTTCATTTGAACCTCCTGCTGGATTACCTGTTGCACCAGCTAGATTATAATATGTGCCGTTTATACCGATATATAGTTTTGCATTATCGGCATCAAAAGCAACACTCATTATATTATTAGCAACAGGATTTGGAAAACCAGCAGTTTCTGCTGTTGTTCCATTTTCTCTTTTATAAGCATAAGTTCCAGAGGCATTCTGTATAGCGTAAACTCCTGTTGATCCACTTAAATCATCTCCTTGAGCTAATTGATCAAAACATATTCCAACTACTGCAGGTGCTGTTGCACCAGTAAGTTTAGTTTCCCAATACCATTTACCAGAATTTACACCTATTGTACCTCTAGCATTATCATCGCTTCTTG